TTGAAGAAGTACTGAGAGTATCTCAAGAAATATCAAAGTTTTTAATTGACGAGAGTGAAAAATTCTATAATGAGTTTGAATTTAATAACAAGAGATATAAATTCTTAGACTTACCCAATTTAACATTTGGTGAGTTTATTGATATTGACACATACCTATCCAAAGAACCATATGAGAAAAAAAAAGAATTACCACTCTTGATGGCAATGCTATATAGAGAAATAGATGAAGATGGAAACTATAAACCATATAATTCAAAACAATTACAAACAAAAGCAGAAGAGTTTAAGAAACTACCTGTAAAGTATGTAAAAGGTGCAAGTAGTTTTTTTTTTTCGTTTAGACAAAACCTCACTAGGCAATTTGAGGGGCTCTTTATTCATCAAATTGAAACTAATGGTAAAGATGACTTGGATGTTCGTGAAAGTGTTAGTTTTGATAAGTTTTGGGGCTGGTTTGGCACTCTTGTCTCGCTGGCAAACGAAGATATTACAAAAATTGAAGAAATTACTAAATATCCATTAGTATTTGTTCTAAACTATTTATCATATATGAAAGACATAAATGATTTGAGAAGAAGAGAGGCTCAAAAACTTCAACAACAAATGAAACAAAGATAATATGGCTAATTCAGTAGGATATTACAACTATAAGAAAATTATGGATTTGCTACGTCAATTGGCAGATTACCATGAGCAATTGCAATCATGGGGATTTGGTGATGTAGAACAACTCATTTATCAAACTGAAATGAGATTGAAACAAGAAAATACTGGTAGTGAAGCACCATTTTACCCTGCAATGTGGGTAATACCTGAAGCCGCAAGAACAGATGGAAGAGAAACAACTTATGATTTCACCATTTTAATTATGGATATTCAAAATACAAAGAACTTTGATAATGAACTTGACACATATTCTGATACTTTAGACATTCTCAAAGATGTAATTGCACAACTCAAATATGCAACAGGTATGGAATGTTATTGTAATTTAGACTTGGATTACCCTGTTGAAATGACCCCATTTGGTGAAGCATATGATGATTATGTAAATGGGTGGTCTGGTAAAATAAGACTTCGTGTTCCTGATGCAATAAACCGTTGTATTGCACCATATGCAACGTTTCCACCTTGTGATAATAATTCAGATGGAAACTCCAACTAAATATAAATTTTATTCATTTCAACAAATGCCTACGCCTAACTTTGACCAGGCAATGGAACAATTGGCAACTATGTTTCAAGAGGCATTAAAAAGATATGAAGAAAAAAACTGGTAAACTATATAATTCAATTCAAGTATCTTTTGACCCAGCAACAAATACAATGAAAGTAAATATGTTGAATTATTGGAAATATGTAAATGATGGTAGACAACCTGGTAAATATGTTCCATTGAAACCACTTATGGATTGGATAAGAATAAAGGGGTTGAATAGAGACCCAAAAGGAAGATTCAAGAAATTCAATATTAAAGGAACTGCAATTGCAATGTCAAAAACAATTCAAAAATTTGGTATACAACCTACAAATTTCTATGATGATAGTTTTGATGTTTTTGTAAAGGCATTTGATGACCCAAATGGTCCAGCAGCACAACTTGGAATTGATTTACAAAACTTCCTAATCAATATAATTAAAGAACCTGTAGAATAATATGAGTATAGTAATAAATGTAGAACAATCTCCACTAACCATTACGCCAAGTAATGGAGAGCATATCTACACATTATCGTCAACAGCATATACATTGACAAATTTCAAATTTGTTATAGATGTATTTTTTAGACCAAGCACTTTGAATTTTTTAGGAAATCCAAAAATTGCAGCCAAGTTGAAAGTAAGACCCAATAGTTATGGAAAGGCAATCATTGAATTAGAAGAAATTGTAAGAACATTTCTCAAGGCAAATCCAAGATTTTCTGGTTCTACATACCCATATCTAAATTATGTTGCACAAGAGAACTCCATAATCACAATGAGTGATGCAACAAATACAAGAACATTAAATGCATTCAACACATTCAATGGAAATAACCCATCACAAACTCTTCCAATATTATGGCATGCAGAACAATATCAAATTAAAGTAGGTTGTGAATATGAAAGTGGTTCAACAATAATCACAGATATGGTTTATACTGCAGCAACACAACCTGCGGCAATAAATATATTTCCTGGTGTAGATAATAAACTAATTCCTGCCCCATATTTATCTGGTGCAACACTTGGCTCAGGTTATACACAATCTCCTAACTTTTTCCAAGTAGATAATCAATCATGGTATTACTATGATTTATTTAGACATATCTACCAACCTGGTGAAGATACAACATGTGGACCTAGAGAATTTCTAAATGCAGGTGGTAGAGAATATAAGACAATATCTCAAGATGGTTTTGTATCTCAAAGAGTTAGAAGGAGACATCACCACCCAGATTGCCCCATTATCATAACTTTCCTTGATGGTCAAAATGATTATTTCAACAATCAAACTACAAGAGTTGTTGTTAGAGGGGCTAATGACCAAAGTGATAATTATACCCACTCTGCATATACTGCAAATAATTCAACACTAACAAATAACTTTGATATTTGGAAACAGGCAGTATTTTATATGCCTTGGAATATCACACAATCAGGGACAAATGTTATTCCTCAAACTTGTGGTAAACTTGCATTTTACCTTACTTCTGGTAGTAATATGAACTTCTCTGCAAGAACAAGTGAGATATTGGAATTTTATATGATAGACCCAGATTGTATAAACCAACCAATTCATTTATTATTTTTGAATGGTAGAGGAATGTGGGATACTTATACCTTTGGAAAAAAATCTACAAAGACATTTGAAATTGAAAGAAAAGAATATAGACAAGAAACTTCATTAGATAAATCATTTTATTCAAGAGGGGCATATCAAAGAGGGACAACCATCTATGATAGTAATGCAAATTACAAGATTGAATGCATGAGTGATTTTATGACTGATGAAGATACAGTTATTGTTGAAGAGATTTTCAACTCCCCAGAAGTATATGTAATGGAAGGAATTACAGAAATGGTTGACCCATGTGCTCAACCTGATATAGATGACTGTCAATCTTGTTTGGGTGAAATAAGACAATACCAATACCTTTTACCTGTAGTGTTGGAAAATAAGGAATTAAAGAAATTCCAAAGACAATACCAAAAGATTTTCCAATATACCTTTACACTACAATATGCGAATGTAAAAAGATATAGAACTCAAGGATAATATGGGATTACAAATTAGATGTTATGTTGAAGGAAACCAAGAGTTTATTGAACTTTATGGTGATGAAGATATTGATATGGAAGTATCTTTTGCTGAGATACAAGACATAACAAAAAAGAATAGTGCATTTACAAAAGAGTTCAAAGTCCCTGGCACAAAGAATAATAACTATATATTCAATTATTTCTTTGACATAAATTCAGTTTATCTCAATTGGAACCCAAAGAAAAAATTTGAAGCAGACCTTATTTATGATGGTTATGAGATATTCAATGGATACATTAGAATGAATAGTGTATCAATCAATAAGATTGAAAAAGTTTATTCAATAACTTTCTATAATGAAGTAGGAGATGTTGCAGCAAATATTGGTGATAAATTTTTGAGAGAATTAGATTTATCACATTTAGAGCATCCATTTACCCCTGAAGTTTATCTTCAATCTCAAATGGATTACAACTTATTTCCTTTGACTGGGACTACAAACTATTCCTATCAAAATGGAAAGACAATGTGGGGGTTGTATAACATTGGATACAATTATGTCAATAATCTTAGTGGAATTACCTCTTATTATCAAGGAACGTCTAATAGTACAGTTTCAATCAATTCAGGGCAAAAAACAATTACAACAACAACAATATTACCATTTTTACCAGGAGATACAATAAGACTAACATCTGCACAAAACTTTATTCAAGGCACAGTAGATTCTTGTGTTGGATTTACCATAGTATTTACTCCAAATCTTGGATTAGGAACTGGCACATATTCATCTTGGGCAATTACAAGACAATTGGCAGATGGAGAACTTATTCCAGACCCAACGACTACACCAATATTAAATTTCCAAGGAAATAATATTCCAAATTACATGACTTTTTCAGGAACTCCTGTAAGAAACTATTATTTCAAGCCATCAATTCAAGTAAAAGAATTATACGAACAAATTTTTCAACAAGCAGATTATTTTGTTGAAAGTGATTTCTTCAATACAAATTATTTTGAAAGATTTTATCTTCCATTAAAATTTTTAGATGAGTCAGTATATACAAAAGGGTCAGTTCAACCTTGTTATACTTTCCAATTTACTGCAAATACTCCAACATCAGGGGTTAGTTGTGATAATGGGTTTTTCTCTGCAAATACAACATCTATTCAAGTTCCATCATTATATGCTGGAGAATATACATTTAGAATTGCTGTACAAACCGAACTTACTTTTAATAGTTGCCCAAGTTTTTCAACATTTGATTTATCATTAGATGTAAATGGAACTCTATTCAATGTTGCATCAATTCCTGATTGTGATGAATATCCTGGAACTTATTGGGTTGACATAATTGGAGATATTACCATTACTTTGGTTGGCACATCAGTTTTAACAATTGTTCCACCACCTGGTTCACCTGTTAGATTGGTTTCATTTCAAATAATAAATGCCCCTAGATTCATTGTAGGTAATTTTAATTATGCCCAAGAATTTCCTAATGATGATTACAAACAAATTGATTTCATAACCTCTATCAATAAACTATTCAATCTGGTGGTTGTTCCACACCCAGTCAAACCAAAAACTTTAATTGTTGAACCAATTATTGATTATGTTGGTAAAGGTGAGATTTTAGATTGGACAGAGAAAATTGATTTTGATTCAACTATTACTTTAACTCCAACGAATAATGTATTAAATGGAACAATTGATTTTAATTTCAAGTTAGACAAAGATTATGGAAATCAGCAATTCAATATTGCATCAAATAGAATCTTTGGGTCATATAAGAAATTATTAAATCAAGACTATAAAGATTCAACTACACCAATCATACCAACACTAGGTTCGCCTACTGATATTGGATTGAATAACTCAGTATTACCTGCCATGACAATTTCAAACATGGCTGCAGTGAAAAACCAAGAAAAAAATGGTATTACATTTCAACAATATAATCCATATAGAATTCTTCCGAGATTGGTATTTAGAGGCCCTGTTATTCCAAATGATAATTGGGCAGTGCCTGCAATATCTGGTAATACTCCACAAACATGGTGGGCAGAAACAGTGCCAGTATACTATTGGCAAGAAGTGAGTAGGTTTACAACATATCCATTTGCATATTCTGCATTTTCTCATTATATAAATTGGAATAGTGTAGATACTCCTGATACAATACAATCATCATTTCCAACGATGGAAAATATGTATGATGTTTACTATTTTGAATATCTTGATGATATAATAAGCACAGAAAATAAAATAGTTCAAGCCAAAATTTATTTAACCCCATGGGAGGTGGCAAATCTTCGTTTTGATGAAAAAATTCTAATAAAGAATGCCTATTATAGAATAAACAAAATTTCAAATCTAAGTCTACTTGAACCAGGAATATGTAATATTGAATTGATTAAATTGACAAGAGATTATACATCACATTCAGTGAAATATTATGATTTAATAAATTGCAATACTGGTGGAACTAACTACCATACAACAAGTGATTTGAATTACAATATGTATGCATATGTTGGAAACTATGTAAATATTTATACAGGTTCAACGACTGCATATACTTCAATTGGTTGTTTCCAAGTTGTAGAAGGCCAACCAAATGCAAATTATGATTATGAACCTATATTTATAGGTAGTGGTTATACAAATACAAGTGTAAATGTTTATGATAATTGTGGTTGTTCTGGTAGAACAGCATTTGATATAGTTCAACAAGTTTAATATGCCATTTCCAAAAACTCCAACACCGACTGCGTCAAATACACCTACACCATCTTTGACTGCATCAATAACACCAACACAAACCCCAACTTCAACAGTATGTCCTGGTTCAACTCCAACTGCAACACAAACCCCTACACTTACACCAACAATAACACCAACAAATACACTTACGCCTACAAATACCCCATCAATAACACCAACAAATACACTTACCCCATCAATAACTGCAACCAATACACCTACACCATCTATTACGCCAAGTGCAGTTCAATGTTTATGTTATTTAATTTTGAATGAAACTGCAGGTGTATTACAATATACATATACACCTTGTGGAACTGGAACACCTATTACTCTCACATTATTAGGTGGGGCAAATACAAGAGTTTGTTCTGAAGTTTCACCAACAGGAGACCCTGGTATGACAATACAACCTTGTGTATCCATAACAAATTGTACTGATGACCCTGATTGCGTAGGATGCACATAATGATATATGACTTATAGAATTAAAATATCACCAACTCCAAGTAATACTCCGTCAAATACACCGACGAAGACACCAACTGGTACTGCCTGTCCAACACCAACAGCCACCATAACTCCTACAAATACTTTAACTCCAACGCCAACTAACACACAAATTCCTATTTGCCCTGGACAAATTATTATATCAAATGCATCAAACTCTGCATTCAATGGAACATATGATAGATTATATTCTTGGACTGGTGGAACATTTGATGATGGTTGGTATAGAGCAGAAACAATTAGATGTTTCAATGATGGCCAATTGAATGGAATATCTTATCCAGTATTTGGAAGATATGATGGAATAGATTATTTTACAATAATAGCACAATCTTTCCAACTACCAATTACTGATTTTAGAGTATGGGTGATTACAAGAGATAATACATATTATATTCCTGACAAACCTTGTGGACTTGCCACTTCAAGTTCATCACTTGGACTTACTTTATCTTCTGAAACTTTTGGTGGATATTCTTATCCTTTAAGAGGTCAAAGTTCATCAGCATATATTTCATATCCTGTAATTTGTACAACACCTACACCTACTTTAACACAAACTTCTACTCCTACACAAACGCAAACTCAAACACCAACATCTACACCTCCATCACTGACTAACACAAGCACACCGACACAAACACAAACGCCAACTAATACTCAAACTCAAACGCCAACTAATACTCAAACACCATCTATTACTCCTTCACAAACGCCAGCTTGTTTCATTCAAGCAACAGGTGGAACAATAACAAATATCACAGAGGGTGGAATTCCATATAGAGTACATACATTCACATCCAATGGTGATTTCACAATTTCTTCATTAGGTTCTTACAACACAATTGAATATCTAATTCTTGGTGGTGGTGGAGCTGGTGGTTCTCACTCAGGTTGTACTATTACTACAACAACAGGTTCAGGTGGTGGTGGAGCAGGTGGATTGATTACAGGAACAACTGCGGCATCTATTTCTACATTCTCTGTTGTCATTGGTAGTGGAGGAACTGCATCTGTAAATGCAAGAGGTGGAAATGGTGCAAATTCAACAGCATTTGGTTTGACTGCGTTAGGTGGCGGTGGTGGTGGAACGAGAGTTCTTGGTAATGGTTTAGCTGGTGGATGCGGTGGTGGTGGAGGATTACAAGGAGCAGGTGGAACTGGTTCACAACCTGGTGGATTTGCT